CCTCCGCGAGCACGAATCGGCCTAAATCGGGGGTCGATTTCGCCCCCCCCGTGGCGGATCGCTGATGCCACGGAAGGCGACCGCGAGCGTCGTCCGCGTCTCGAACGCGCGGCTTGCGCCACCTGCGTACCTCGCGCCCGACCAGGTCGCCGAATGGACGGCCATCGTCGACAGCCTCGCCGCAGACTTCTTTCGTCCGTCGGACGTTCCGCTGCTCGCCGCCTACTGCGTTGCGTCGTCGCTGTACAAGCGCGCGGTCGAGGACATCGCGAAGAACGGCCTGATGCTCACGACCAACACCGGGCGCCGGTACGTGAACCCGGCGCACCAGCTGCTCACCGCCCAGGGCGCGTCGCTGGCGCAGCTCTCGCAGAAGCTGCGGCTCGCGCCGTCCGCTCGCGTGATCGTGCGATCGGCGAAGAATGCCGCGAACGCGGCGCCGCTACCGACGCGACCATGGGAATTCAAAGGCAGTAGGTAGCGCCGATGCCGCGCCTGTCAGCGCGCGCGCGCCTCAATGCGGAGTGGATCGAGAAATACCTGCGGGTACCCGACGGGAAGTTCGTCGGCCACCCGGTCAAGCTATCGCCCGAGCAGCTCGCCTGGCTCCAGAAAATCTACGGTTCCCCGACGCGGTCGTTCTACCTGTCGATTCCTCGCAAGAACGGCAAGACCACCTTCGCAGCGATGCTGGTGCTCCTGCACCTGGTGGGCCCGGAATTCCGCCGCAACTCCCAGATCTACAGCGCGGCACGTTCCCGCGACCAGGCCGCGATCGTGTTCGAACTGGCCGCGAAAATGGTGCGCATGAGCCCGGACCTCGAGTCGTTCGTTAAGGTCGGCGACACCCGTAAGGAGATGAAGGTCCAGGAGCTCGGGACGTTCTACAAGGCGCTCAGCGCGGACGCGAAGACGAAGTTCGGATTGAGCCCGGCGCTGATCGTGCACGACGAGCTCGGTCAGGTCGAGGGCCCGGAGGACGCGCTCTTCGAGGCGCTCGAGACCGCATGCGCCGCGCAGGAAGATCCGCTCACCGTCGTCATTTCGACGCAGGCTCCGTCGGCGGCGGACTTGTTCTCGACGTTGCTCGATGACGCTCTTACTGGCGCGGATCCGACGATCAAGGCGGTCGTCTACTCGGTGCCGGAGAAGGCGAACGTCTTCGACATCAAGGAAGTCGCGAAGGCGCAACCGCACTGGCACCTGATGAACCAGGACGAGGTGCGATCGCAGCTCGAGTCGGCGCGCCGTCTGCCGAGCCGAGAGCCGAAGTTCCGCAATCTGGTGGCGAACCAGCGCACCGAACAGGAGGCGCCGTTCATCTCGCGCATGACATGGGAGGACAACGCCGCCGCGCCGCGGCCGCTCGCGGGCCAGGTGGTCTACGGTGGCCTCGACCTCTCGTCCGTCTCCGACCTCACGGCGCTGGTGTTGGCCACCGAGCAGGGAGACGTCCACCCGACGTTCTGGCTGCCCGCGGAGGGCCTGCGCGAGAAGAGCCAGAAGGACCGCACGCCGTGGGACGTCTGGGCCGACAAGGGATTCCTGGAGACCACCCCGGGCCGAGCGATCGAGTACGCGTTCGTCGCCAAGCACCTGCGCCGGGTGTTCAGCGAGCTCCGGGTGGCAGCGCTCGCGTTCGACCGGTTCGCGATGCGGTTCCTGCGGCCCTATCTGGTCGCGGAAGGGTTCACCGAGGACGAGCTCGCGAAGTTCGTGCCGTTCGGCCAGGGGTTCGTCTCCATGAGCCCGGCGCTGCGCGAGCTGGAGGCGCGGCTGCTGATGCGGCAGATCCGCCACGGCAACCACCCGGTGCTCACGCTGTGCGCCCGCAACGCGGTGGTGAAGACCGACCCGGCGGGAAACCGGAAGCTCGATAAATCGAAGCGCACACGCCGGATTGACGGAATGGTATCTCTCGCCATGGCCATCGGGGCGATGCCGTCGGCGGTGGAGACCCCGGAACCGCAACTGCTCTTCGTGTGAGGGCCCAGCGCATGACCATGAAACGCGCCTACAGCGTGCTCGAAATCAAGGCCGTGGACGACGGCGAGGGCGTCATCACCGGCATCGCGACGACGCCCAGCACCGACCGGATGGGCGACATCGTCGAGCCCGAGGGCGCGCAGTTCAAGCTCCCGATCCCGTTGCTCTGGCAGCACGACTCGCGCCAGCCGATCGGCATGGTCGAGCGCGCGAAGGTGACGGCCAACGGGATCGAGGTCGTCGCGCGGATCGCGCGGGGCGTGTCCACGCGGATCGACGAGGCCTGGACGCTCATCAAGTCCGGGCTCGTGCGCGGACTGTCGATCGGGTTCAACGCGATCGAGTCCGCCGACATCAAGGGCACGTTGGGCGTGCACTTCATCAAGTGGGAGTGGCTCGAGCTGTCGGCCGTGACCATCCCCGCGAATTCCGACGCTTCGATCGCGTCGGTCAAGCATTTCGACGCAGCGCATCGGCCGCGACCGGCCGCGGCGGGCGTCGTCCATCTTGCCCCGGGCGCTTCCGGGTCGGCCGAACCCAACCGGAAAGGAACCGGAACCATGAAAACCCTGGCAGAACAGATCGCCGCGTTCGAAGCGAAACGCGCCGCCGCCGTCGCGCGGCAGACCGAGATCATGTCGAAATCGGCCGAGGAAGGCCGCACGCTCGACGCCACCGAGGCGCAGGAGTACGACGAACTCGCCACCGAGGTGAGGTCGATCGATCAGCACCTCACGCGCCTGCGCGAACACGCGAAGTCGGTTGCCGCGCAGGCCACGCCGGTGCCGGGCGCACCGGAGCCGAACGGCGCGGGGTCGCTCGACGTCGATGGCCAGCGCGCGCGCGACGCGGGTCGGCCGTATCTCACCGTGCGCTCCAACGAGCCGCGCGGCCACGCGTTCACGAAGTACGCGATGCTGCTTGTCGCCTCGCGCGGCAACCTGATGCAGGCCGTCGAGATGGCGAAGGCGCACTGCAAGGACGACCCGCGCATCGAGACCGTGCTCAAGGCGGCGGTCGCCGCAGGCTCGACCTCGGACGCGACCTGGGCGGGCCCGCTGCTGCCGTACAACGACATGGCCAGCGAGTTCATCGAGCTGCTGCGGCCGATGACGATCCTGGGCAAGATGCAGGACTCGATGCGCCGCGTGCCGTTCAACGTGCGCATGCCGCGCCAGACCGCCGGCGCCTCGTCGGGCTGGGTCGGGCAGGGCCTGTCCAAGCCGGTCGGCGCGCTCGCGTTCGACACGGTGTCGCTGCCCTGGTCGAAGATCGCGGTCATCATCGCGCTGACCGAGGAGCTGGTGCGCTTCTCGTCGCCGTCGGCCGTCGCGGTCTGCCAGAACGACATGACCGAGTCGATCTCGCAGTACATGAACGAGCAGTTCATCAGCCCGAGCGTGGCGGCGTCGTCCGGCGTTCGCCCGGCGTCGGTGCTCAACGGCGTGACGGCGACGCCGTCCACCGGCTCGACGGTCGCGGCGATCATGACCGACGTGTCTACGCTGGTGAACCGGTTCCTGTCGGCGAACGCGACTCCGCGCCGCGGGTACTGGATCATGAACCCGCGCACCGCGCTGTACCTGTCGCTGCTGCGCACCGCGCAGGACGTCTTCGCCTTCCCGAACATCACGATGGACGGCGGCACGTGGATGGGCTTCCCGGTGATCACCTCGCAGTCGGTGTCGCTGGACTATGGCTCTCCGTCGGCGACCTACATCGCGCTCGTGGACGCGGCCGACATCCTCTACGCGGATGACGGCCAGGTCACGCTGGACGTCTCGCGCGAGGCGTCGCTGCAGATGGACTCGGCGCCGTCGGCCGGCGCGCAGTCGCTCGTGTCGCTGTGGCAGAACAACCTCGTGGGCCTGCGCGCCGAGCGCTATGTCCACTGGCTGAAGCGCCGCTCGACCGCCGCGTACTTCATCGACGGCGTGACGTACTGATCGGTCCGCGCGTGACCGAGAAGGTGCGCCTCGTGGCGACCGCCCGTCTGATCGTGGACGGGCGGCGCCTCGTGAACGGCGACGCGTTCGAGGCGCTCGAGCGCGACGCCGCGGACCTGTGCGCGCTCGGGTTCGCCCGGCGCGTGCGGGCTGCGGTGGTGGTGCCGCCGGTAGCCACCAAACCCGCCGTCGTCGCGAAGGTCGTCACCCCGCAGGCGGATTCCGCCGGCGAGGAACAACCCAAGGCGGCCGGGCGCGGGCGCTACGCGCGCCGGGACCTGCGGGCCGCGTCATGAAGCTCTTCGGGCTGCAGATCACCCGCGCGAAGGCCGCGCCCACCGGTGCGCTGGCGCCGGTCGTGCCCGCCGGCGGTCAGTCGTCGTTCCTCGGCTTCATCGCGGAGAGCTTCGCCGGCGCGTGGCAGCGCGGGATCGTCAAGGCGAACAGGACCGACCTGCTCGCGAACTCGGCGGTCTTCTCCTGCGTGACCCTGATCGCGTCGCACATCTCGATGCTGTGCCCGCAGCTCATCGAGGAGCGCGACGGCATCGACCGCGAAGTGGTGCGGACCTCGCCCTACTGGCCGGTGCTGCGCAAGCCGAACCATTTCCAGACCTGGATGCAGTTCGCCGAGCAGTGGGTGGTCTCCAAGCTCCTGTACGGCAACGCCTACGCGCTGAAGGTGCGGGACGCGCGCGGCATCGTCGTGCAGCTGTACCTGCTGCATCCGGAGCGCTGCCGGCCGCTGGTGGCGCCGAGCGGCGACGTGTTCTACCAGCTCGCGAGCGACAACCTGTCCGGGGTGACCGACCAGGTGAGCGTTCCGGCCAGCGAGATCATCCACGACCGCATGGTCGCGCTGTGGCACCCACTGGTCGGCGTGTCGCCGATCACCGCGTGCGCGAGCGCCGGCGGGCTGGGCAACAAGATCGCGGAGAACTCCGAGAAGTTCTTCGGCAACTTCAGCCGGCCGAGCGGCCTGTTGTACCACCCGGGCCAGGTGAGCGACCAGCACGCGGCGGACCTGAAGAAGCGCTGGGACGAGAACTACTCGGGCGACAAGATCGGCCAGACGGCGGTGCTTGCCGGCGGCCTGAAGTACGAGCCGATGGGCATCCCCGCCACCGACGCGCAGCTCATCGAGCAGCTGCGGTGGACAGTCGAGGACGTGGCACGGTGCTTCCATGTGCCGCTCTTCATGATCGGCGCCGCGCCGATCCCGGCGACGTCGAACGTCGAATTCCTCACGCGTTTGTACTACACCCAGACGTTGCAGCCTCTCATCGAGCAGATGGAGTCGTGCCTGGACGACGGCCTGGGTGTCGAGTCGATCGGCTACGAGGTCGAGCTCGACGAGGACTCGCTGCTGCGCATGGACCAGGCCGCGCGGTTCGACAGCTACGAGCGCGGGATCCGGGCTGGGTGGATGGCGCCGAACGAAGCGCGGGCCGAGGAAGGATACGCGCCGGTCGCGGGCGGCGAGACGCCGTACATGCAGCAGCAGAACTGGTCGCTCGCGCAGCTCGCGCAGCGCTCGGCGCCGCAGGACGCGCCCGCGGCCCCGGCGACTGCGCAGGAGGCTGGACAGCAGGCGAGCGCAACCGCGGCGCTTGCGCGCGAGCGCGAAGCGGCGGCGGCCGACCGGGCAGCCGCGGAGCAGGCATTGCGCGAGGCGCGTGAGTATGCGAATGCACGGGAAGAGCGCACCACGCAATTCGAACAGTGGGCCCACGAGTTCGCACGGGAACTCGAGGAATTCGAGTGCGCTGCGGTGGTGCGAACCGCCACCTATTGCTAGGAGTCGGGCGTGTCTGACATCGTCGAATCTATCGGTGCAAAAATCAACGGCGTGCAGCGCTACGTGCGGTATCGCGACATGGGCGATGGCACGTTCGCCGAAGTTGTTGCGGGAGGTGGAAGCGCAGGAGCGATTACTGTTGCTCCATCCGCCTCCGAGGTCCATCTCGGCCAGGTTGGCGGCACCATCTCCAATCCCACCGCGAACTTTACGCGACCCAACGATACTACCCCGTACTCGTCGGGCGACCTCGTCGCGAATTCCACGACGGCCGGCAGCGTATCGGCGATGACATTCACCGTCGCGCGTGTTGCGGCGGGATCTGTGATGCTGCGTCGCTGTCGGGTCCAGAAATCCGGCGCGAGCGTGGCCAATGCGGTGTTTCGAATCCATCTCTTTGCCGCCGCGCCGGCCACAGTGACGAACGGAGATAACGGCGCCTTCAGCGTCAGCGGAGCGGCGGACTACCTGGGCGCGTTCGACG